AAAACTATTTAACGATGCACCACCAGTGTTAACAACAGACATACCACCAGTTGGTGGAGTTCCAACAGATTGAAGTGGAATTGGTAATGGTATAACTCCTTGTTGTCCAACAGTTGGTGGACCACCAACACCACTTGAAGGAGAACCAGAAATAGTTTGTGCAGCACTTGCTACTCTTGGTGCAGTAGGAGCAGTCATGGCAGGACTAGGAGTTTGCAATGCAACAGCTTGCTCACTATTATCCTCTGTTGGAACTCTCTGCTCACTAGTAGTATCTTGTTCACTCAATGCTCCCAATAGTTTTTTCCAATGTTGCGGTGGATTTGCTGGGACAGGATCAGTTTTTGCTCTCTGTGATGTGTAGTGATAGAAGTTTCCTCTAGGGTGGAACATAGGATCACTGTCACCCCTGTACTTCAACATTGACTGACCTTTAAAATCAGTTCTACCATTGAGTGTCTTCAGTGCTTCTACAATCTTACCTTGATTCTGTTTAAGTTTTCTAGCAAGTGCTGGATCTCTCCTCGCCATTCCTTTATATACTGCCTCAAATTGACCTGCTTGAGTGCCGACACCCATAATAGTATTTGGCCATTTAGGATCAGAAACTCTGTTTAAAACTGCTGCTGCAACACCATATTCATCATCGGTATTTCTTGCTGCTTCTCCACTTACAATGTAAGCAAGATCACTCCAGTCTTGATCTTTCATATCCTTGAGAGAACCACCACCAGATCCAAGACTGGTAACAGATGCTGTTACTGGTCCCGTTGAACCTGGGGTTGATCCAGGTGTATTTGAAGCAGCAGTCATACCAGCAACTGCTTGTCCTGCACCAGCAGCAGCTCCCGTAATAGCACCAGTAACCTCTTGGAATGTGCCCTCTCTTGTTAAGAAATCCCAGAACTTATCTCTATTGTTCCACAATTTGCTTACATTTTTAAAGAAAGGTTTGATGGCATTTTCCCAGATGAATGCATATGGACCAGGTGCTATAAACAGTTTACTAAGTTGTCCCACAACAGACGCAAATGCTTGCGCTGCTCCCATAAGATCAAACTTTTTAAGTTTTTCAATACCAACACCCATCGCATATTTTAAATCATTAAATGCTTTTCCAATTGCTTTTATGAAGTCCACACCACCCATGAACTTAACCATAGAAGAGATGATATTCCATGCACCATTTCCTATGTCTCGCATAGTTTTGAGTAACCAATCCACAAATCCCTTACCAATCTTACCCCAGTCTTGTTTGAAGAATTTTTCTATCGCTTTACCAACAGTTTTACCAACAGCACCAGGACTCTTACCCATCTTTCCACTTAATACATCATAGAAGAATCCACCTAAAAATTCACCACCCATACTTCCAAGCATGTTGCCAAGAAAAGCTCCAAGAGGCACTGTGATTGGTGCCAATGGTCCACCAGCAGCACCCAATGCCCCACCAGCCCAAGTTCCGATCATCTGTCCAAGACCACTGCCAACTGCCATCGCACCAGATCTTAAAATAGAATCACCAGATGCCCAGTTCAATCCAAAGACCAGCAATGGTCCAATCACGGGAATTTTGTTCATGATTTTTTTCAGACCCTGAACACCACCTTTTCCAATCACCTTTAAGAAGAATCTTTGCGTTGCCTTATCAACACCTCTACCAAAAATCTTTGAACCAATAAGATTCTTGGCAGCAGGACCACCAACTGTTCCTCGGATTCTGTTTGCTCTTGCAGACAGAGTTCCAAGTTGTGGTTGAGATTTTATCTGTCCCTTTCTAATTACCTTTTCAACTGCCGCTTTGGCACTCTTATTTGCTTGATAAGGAGACTTACCTTGACTTATAAGATCATCGTATTTTGCCTCAAAGATTTCTCTGGCAGCATGTCCATGTTTAATCTGAACTTTTCTTGCCAGTTTTCTCTCTGGTGATCCTATTTTTGTTTTTTGTATTGGACTTGAACCAGTTTTAATCTTTCGATCTGCTGGTGTTCTGCCACTTAACGTCTTTGATTTCTTTACCCTCTCTGCTTCTTGTTTCAGTTTTTGTTTTTCTTGCTCAGGAAGATCAATATCTTTCTCGCCAAGATCTCTCAATGAATTTGCAAGTAAAACGCCACCAACAACCAGAGCAGCATTTAAAAATCCATTGATAGCAGGAAGTAATGCATCTAGTTGTTCTTTAAACTTTCCAGTGAGACTCCCGTCTTTCCATTCGTTAAATCCATCTGCTAGTTTATATCCAAACTCAATGACTCCTGCAAGTATATCAATCGTTGTGACAATAATACTTGATGCAACATCAACAATTCTGGCAATCCCTTTATAGATTGAAAGAAATATTTCTGGATTATCAACAGCCCACATTGCAATCTTTGCAACGATAATCGTTTTGATTGCATTTAAGATGTTATCAAAAACAGATTTGACTGGTGCTACGACTCTATCTCGAATCCCAAGACCAAGTTTCTTTACAAGATTTTCTTTTTCTTCCTCTTTCTTTTGTCGCTTTTCTGTTTCAGTTTCTTTCTTTTCTTTTTTTCTTTGATCTTTGTCAATCTTATTTCTTTCTCTTGTATATTTGAGAAGAAGATCAATCTTTTTTGAAATAGATCTTGACTTTGGTTTAGATGGATCTGCCTTTGGAGTTTCTCCAAGTGCTGGAACGATTGGAGGTTTTGTTTCTACTCTTGCACGTCTTGTTTCAACTCCTTTCACAAACCTTGACATTGTTGGGCGTTCCTGACGAACAAGAGCACCACCTTTCTTTCTATCAGTACGACCTGGAAGAAGTTTGGTTGCTGATTTTACATTACTTGCAGTTCTTGCTGCTCCAATTAATGCTGGTAACATAGTTAACTACCCACTATGTTATACATTGATTTCATAACGAGAAGACTATTATTATTGGGATCTAAACTACCAAGTTGAGGAACATTACTACCATTTGTTCCGATTGGTTGACTCGTTGCTCCTATATTTGAAACAGGAGTCATACCTTGCTGACCAACAGATGGCAATCTACTTAAACGTATGAGATATGACATCAAAGCCTGAGCATTGGCATCGCCAGTGCTTGAACCAGGAGCAAGAGTTGCAGATTGTGCTGGTTGTAAAGCAGCTACCCTCTCTGAGTTGTCAGGACTTGGAGTTCTATCAATAGATGCAATCTCACCAGCATTACCACCGCCACTCATCAGAGCAACCTTAATTGTTTGTGGATTTACCTGCTGATATGCTTGCAAGAATTCTTTTTCTGCTTTGGTTCCTGCTGTTCCACCAAGTTCTACGCCAATACATCCAAGTGTTCCGTTACTTCCAATGTCATTGTGAATCATGAGTCCACTTCTACTGCCGATAGATCCACTGGAATTGTTAATAAAGGCACTCCAATGACCGATGCCAGGTAGTCCAGGATAAGGACCGTGCTTTTCAAATCCAAGCAATTTATAGTTGCCATCAGGGATCGGAGCATTTCTAGTTGTAGATCTGGCGTTCTGAGGAACGTTCATACCAGCATACGTGCCACTGATAACACCATAAGTCTTGCCAACCTGCTTACCAGCAGCATCCTTCATCTTCAAAGTTCCTTCGACAGTGTTACCTGTACCCTTCACTTCAATACTACCACCATCGGCAGCATAAGTGATGCCATTCATTATTTTAGGTCTATTAGCATTAGATCCAACGTTAAAATCAAGAGGATCAACACCAGTTGCTGCGATTTGTCTTTCTCTTGCACCAGGTTGAAGAACAGTTTCTCCTGGCGTTAACATCGCAGGAACGGTGTCTGTTCCCATTGCCTGTACAGGAAATATTGGCTGGCCACCATTACTAAGTCCTTGAATCCCCCTTTGAAGGATGGATTCTCTCATCAACTGTTGCGTTCCTGGTGTTTTACCAGTCTTCTTTGTTTCCTCAGGAGTAACAGTTGCTTCTGGGGATTCTTTCTTTTCTTTTTTCCTTTGCTCCTCATTTTGCTGCGAAGCAGCATAGGCACCACCAGCAGCAAGAGCACCGCCAACAACAAGTCCAGTAACCACTGGATTTTTTGCAGCAAATCTAAGTCCTTTTCCTAATCCCTTTCCAGCTAATCTTGCTGCGGCGATTCCAAGTTTGGCAGTTAATCCAAGAAGTCTCAACACCAGTTTTGCAGTGACTCCCATGATTGAAGTCACCAATCCACCAAGTCCAGATCCAATGATTAAGAATCCAGCAATGATTGCAGGCCAAAAATCTTTGATAAATCTTACAATAGAATCTACTTTTTTCTTATTTGATGGATCCGTAAACCAATCAATCAGTTTGATCAATGCCTTAGTAAATATTAACTTTAATATACCATCAAATATTTTTTGAAATATATTTCCAATGGGTTGCAGTGCCTTTGTGATAGGTGCAACTAAAAATTTCTTAGCAGATTCTAAACGATTTTCTTTTTTCTTTCTTCTTTCCCTTTCCTTTTCAACTCTCTTTTTCTCAGTAGACTTTTTCTCCTCTTTATTTTCCTCTCTGATTTCACTCAATAAAGTATCAAGTTTCTCATCAATATTATCAACGTCCTCTTTTACTTCTGCGGTTTTCTTTTCCTCTTCTTTATCTGGTTTCAAATCAGAAACTAAATCAGCAGTTCCTGGTAAAAGTTTTTGTGCTGGAACAACAGATTTTCTTGCACCAGGAGCAGCAGTGGGACTCATACCGCCATCAATTTTAGCAGCTGCCTCTGCTTTTTTTTCAAGAACTTTATCAACAAAATTCTTAAAATCTATTTTACTCTTTCTCTTTTTAAATGCTTCTTTTCTTTCAGACGGAGTAAGTGGTTGACCATCTATCGTGCCATTTTCATTTATTTCTTGTACATACTTTTCATATCTCTCTTCACCGAAAAACTTTGATGGAACAATCGCGGTTACTTTTGGAGGAGGTGGTGGTGGTGCAACTTCCTCCTCCACTTCCTCCATCATACCTCTTGCCATTTCATGCAAGTCAGTATCAGTATGTCCTTTGAATATTTTATTATCTAAATCGCTCTGTTCACTATCACTTAAAGAGTTATAATACTTTGAAAGTATTTTAAGTTGATCATCAGAAAGTTTAGACACAAAAGCTTTGCCGAGCTTGAACTCATATGCCTTTCTTAATCTTTCTGCTTTGTTAGACATTCTGTTGACGTTGTTGTTCTAACTTTTGCTCCTCAATAAACTGTTTCAAAAGTTCTACATAAACGTCCCGTTCCCAGGGCATCATGTTTTCAATCTCAGTCAATGAATATTTATGGTGCTGCATGAGAGCGAAGTTAATCTTAAAGTATGCCTCCAAATTCATGTGAGACATGCTTACGCGAAAAAACTTGACAGTCCCTCCAATACGACTTCACTCTTTTTCTTGGTCTTTGGATTGGTAACTTTAATCGTATGAGAAAGTTTTGGCATTGTTGAAAAGAACTTTTCAATCTCCTGGAACTGTTTTGTGTTTAGTTGATCCAGGAACTCTTGCAGCTCTTTCTTGCTCACATCAGCAGCAGACCATGCTTCCTCTTCATTAAAGATCGTATCAATGCATGATGCAATCAAATCAAATGTTTTTTCTACATTTGATGCATCATCATTGAAGTCAAAGTTCTCACTAATAAACTGTTCCAATGATGGATATTTCAGACGTAAAACTAAACTCTCATCAAGTTTAATGTCACGATTGTGGTCTTCATTTTTTACAACTTTGATATCATCAATATCAATAACCACTGGAATTTCTGTCTCCTCATCATCAGGAGCAATGATTTTCAGTTCAATCTCTTCACCAACTGACTTACCACGAATGTTGAGGAAGAGATATTCAATATCAAACGTAGGAAGATCTTCAACCTTAATATCAGTCTTTACGCAAGCTCTGATGACATCTTTGATTGTCTTCGTGATTTGTTTTTGATCCTGACTTTCCATTGCCAGGACTAAAAGTTTTTCTTCTTTTACAAGGAAAGGTCTAAACTCAATCTTCTCACTTGTTGATGGAAGTTCTAACACATAATATGGTGTTGCAATCTTTGGTAAAGGCATAATATCCTATACAATTCAGTGTGTTTTATTTATGGGCTTATTAGAAATCTAGTTGACCATCATTACCATCAAAAAATGTAACACTGGAACCAAATGGATCAGAAACAGTTGCATATCCTTGCTCTGATAATCCACTCAAAACAGCACTGTTTGGATCAAATGTATTACCAGCAGCAGTTGCCTGATTAGTTGGTCCTTTTGGTTCTCCACCAGTTTGAATAGCATTGGATGATCTATTCATAAAGTATCTGTCATACTTAAAAGTAACACTTAACTTGATGATAGTTGAAGAATCATATGAAACTGGTATTGATGCAATACTTGTTGGATATGCGTTCACAAATGAATACAAAATATCTGCTCTGTTTATATCATAATCTTTATTGAACTTATGAACATCCAAATCACACTTATAGAATTTTGGATACTTAAATCTATAAAAACTATTTCTCATCTTTGGTCCACCAGTGCTCACCACAGAATAACTTTCATCTGGACTAGAAATATAATCCATCCAAGTTTCAAAAAACTTCAATGTTCTATATTGAGTGTCAACATAAAACTCCAAAGTTAAATCATCAAAATCTCTTCTGTATGCAAACGTTTGATTGACGCCATAATAGTCCTGCAAGTTCTCTGTTGTAGAAAAACTTGATCCAGGAAGAGATGCATTGCTACATAAAATACTCAAATCATCAATGTATCTTGTTTGTGGTGCGAAGTTTTTAGTGAAAGGCAAAGTGCCGATCTGTATCACAGCACGAAACTGACTGGACTGAGCCAGATTTGAAAATCTTTTTATAAACTCACTTGTGCTTATAGTCCTGTAAGGAACGTTGCCGCCTCCAAGTGCCATCTAAATACCTATTAGTCCTGCTATACTATGTATGAGTTATAAAGGTAGATTTCGCCCAAGTAACTATCTAAAATACAAAGGTGATCCTACTAACATTGTTTATCGCTCCCTTTGGGAGTTGAAGTTCATGAATTGGTGTGATAAGAATGAAAACATTCTGGAATGGGGCAGTGAAGAGATTGCTATCCCCTACATCAGCCCTGTTGATAATCGGATTCACCGCTATTTTCCAGACTTCTACGTCAGAGCACGGACCAGGAGTGGAGGGACTCAAAGGTTCATTGTCGAGGTTAAACCAGCTAAGCAAACTGTCCCGCCAAAGAAAAGAAAAAAAGTTTCAAGAATATATCTGAATGAAATGAAAACCTATGCTGTCAATGAAGCAAAGTGGAAGGCAGCAAGAGAATATTGTGCTGATCGTAAGATGGAGTTCAAGATCATCACAGAAAAAGAACTAGGGTTATGAATCGCCTACTATCATCTACAATCGATCTTTCTGGACTCAAAAATCCAGATGATTTAATGTTAAACATTATGGAGATTTTAAAGGATGATATTGAATATGCTCCCGATAATATTGGAGCAATGTACACATTCATTTACCAACCAAAAACACCTAACATTTTATATGATGAGCATCCTCTTGTAGAGATCACTGAGATTACAAGATGGGGATTTAGGGGATTCAACTACCACTGGAATGCAATCAGAAACTACACATTTCCAGAGATCGTTGGTCCCATGCACAGATTATATCCAGAAGAGTTGAAATATCTTCGTGCGATTCCATATAAAAAGATTCGCTCCACCTGATAAATAACTAAAAAAGTTTTAAAATGCCTCGCGCAACAACCCCTGGATGGAAAGATAATGGCGGAAATCTTGAAGCGTCTTTCTCGCAAAAATTAACTTCACCTACTGGGAGAACTACTACCGCAGAAGTAGTAGCTGTTGCTAATCCAACAAATGGAAATTATGATCTTTATTTGAATAACAAAAATGCTTTTGGAATTAGTCTTGGTAGGACACCCATTGCTAGTTACAATGCATCAACAGGAACGGAAGTTATACGAAATAAAACTCTATATAATCAATTTTATGCTCCTGGATCAAAAAGTGGTGGTCAAGCACAACTAAACAATATAAAATCTTCTGTAAAAAATGGAGTTGTTAATAATCTTAAACTCAACGCAACTGATCCGATTGATCAAAGAAATCTAAAATCTATCAGAGACACCCCAGAATATTCTTCTTTCAAGCAAAACGCGCCTGCACCAGAGCGAACCAAAACTCCTACACCGCCAGTTAAGGATGGCCAACAAACATCTCCTGCTGCTACTGCTGCTAACACGGATACTGCTGCTACTGGTGGGGCAGACCAATCACTGATTCAAGATGCATCTGGCGGGGCAGATCAACTGGCAAAACTTTCTTTTGGAGAGCTCCGTTATCCACTTGAAAAGCAAGAAACAAGAGATTATGATCATGTTCTTTTTTCCGCAGTGGAATATGTTCCAGCAGGAGCAGCAGGATTTGATGCAATTATATCAGAAGGTGGTGCTGCTAGCAGGCGTCCCAGCAATA